AAGGAGGAAGAGTCATGAGTGAAATTTCAAGTGAAGCAAAAAAAGCAGGTGTTTTAGAACCGGAGAAACCGGTATCTGAGATGACAGAGGAAGAATTAAAGGCTTTCCGTACATCATTTGATCCAGACGAGATGGGATTTGATGGAACAGAAGGTATTGATGAGGAGGGTGAGAGCAATGGCAGTAACTAAACCGGAAGTACATAGACTGATCTCAAAAGTTAATTTTTCCGATTCCAACCGCAAGCCGGAACAGATCAAGTACCTGGTAAAGCATTATGTAGGTGCAACCGGCGGGGCAGAGGCAAACTGTAAATATTTCTACGACAAATTCAGGGGAGCATCCTCACATTTCTTTGTAGGACATGACGGCGAAATCTGGCAGTGCGTGGAAGAAAATGATACAGCATGGCACTGTGGAACATCAGGAAAATACAAGCACAAAGAATGCCGGAACAGCAATTCTATTGGCGTTGAGCTGTGTGTAAAGAAAGATGCAAATGGCAATTGGTACTATACGGAAGAAACCAAGAAAGCAGCGGTTCAGCTGTTTGCTTATCTGATGGACAAGTATCATATTGATGCAGACCATGTGCTGAGACATTATGACGTTACCGGAAAGAATTGCGGAGAACCGGATGTCCGCAAAGGCAATAAGGAATGGTCACAGTTCAAAAAGGATATTGTCGAGTATGGGAAAGAAGCAGCACCGGAACAGCCAACAGCACCGGAGCAGCCAACAACACCGGAGCAGACGACAACACCAACACAGCCAACTACACCAGAGCAGACGACTGCTCCAACACAGAATGCAGGTGTTCCGTATACGATTGTTACGACGTGTGATTCCCTTATGATCCGTTCCGGCGCAAGCAAGATCTATAAGGTAGTCGGTCGCATCCGGGAATCAGAAGGCAACAAAAAAGAATACACCATTGTGGAAGAAAAGAATGGATGGGGCAAGTTAAAGAGCGGTGCAGGCTGGATCTCACTGGCATACACCAAGAGAGTATAGAGAGGCTGGTCTGAAATGAAAGAGGAACTGTTAAATGAATTAGTTAGCGAGACCAGAATGGAAGATATAGCAGAACGTTACCAGGAGATCGTGAAGATCGTTGGAATAGCTAACTTTGTCAAACTCAGTAATTATGCAAGAGGCGACGAGATTTATTTCCCGAAGGTTGAGAGCGTGGTCAGTCCTGCTAGGAACAGACGGATCAAAAAGGAATTTAATGGTTCCAATGATAAGGAACTGGCAGAGAAATATAATCTCACCTTAAAGCAGATCTGGAATATCTTAAAAGATGAGCCGCCAATCGGGCAGATGACTCTGGATGAGATGCTTGGCATGTGATGATAAAAGCGTGGAGGCGATACAAGCTCCACGCTTTTATAAATGCCTATTTTATGCGGTTTCCGGCGATTTTTCCCGGAAAATGTTTTACAAAAACGCTTCCCCTAAACAGTCCAACAGAATAAACCTATAATCAGGTCATGACTTAGAAGTCATGACCTATTTTTTTGCCTCTCATATGGTTCGTTGCCCTGAAACAAATATGAAGGAGCGTGATATTTTATGACAGAAATTTTGACAATGATTGGGATTGAAAATGCAACAAAAGTGATCGCATGGGTATTAGCTTTTATCAGTGTATCAGCGATCACAGTCTCATTGGTCACAGAAGGACTTAAGAGCATTAAGTGGATCAACCGTTTTCCAACAAAGCTTGTGTGCTATGTGGTGGCGATCACCCTCACAACACCGATGATGCTTGCACTGATGGCTTACATGAAAGTTCCGGTGGAATGGTACATGGTATTTGCTTCCTTCCTGGCATCGTTTGTGGTTGCAAAGGTGAGCATGTCCGGGTGGAATGATGTGAATGAGCTGTGTAAACGGCTGTTCAGGACAAAGTAAGGCGGTGCAGGAATGGATTATGTGATCACATTTTCGGATGTAATGGCGGGGCTGATGTCGATCGGACTTGGAGTGATCACTTTTTTTGTGAAAAAGTGGTTTGACAAGATGGAAAAGAAAGACGACGTTCTGCAGTCCGCAATTGAAAACACAACATCAACTTTGAATAAGAAGATCGAACAGGGCAACAAAGAGATTCAGGAGAAGATTCAGAAGAATGACGAGAAGGTGAATGAACGGATTGACAAGCTGGAGGAAAAGACCGGCAATGACATCCAGAACATCAGGCATGAGATCAATGACATTAAAGGCGATTTTGCAACAACATTTGTGCTACGCGAGGACTTCTTCCGCTCCATGAACGGAGTGGAAGACAGGATGAAGATCATTGATAACAAATTAGACAAACTGCTTCTGATGGGAAAAGAAAACAAGTGAGGTGAGGAGATTGACAGATTTAGAGCAGGCAGAGGTGCAGCATAACAAAGCCATCCGTGGATATATCATCCGCTGTCTCGTAAAAGGCTTTAACAACACGGCACTTACAAGGCAGATCTCAAATTCCATGATGGCGGCAGGGCTTATCCTTTCGCCGGACATTGGCAAACATCTCGATTATCTGGAAGATGCCGGATATATCGAGTACACAGATGAAAAAGTCACAGCATACACAGCATATGCAAAGGATGCCGTGATCAAACTCACAAAAGAAGGTGTTGACCTTGCGGAAGGCACAATTGAAGATCCGGGAGTTGATATCTGATGGCAAAGAAAAGAAACAGGACAAGAGTGAGTTCCAAGTTGGATGAGATCCCGGAAGATCTGAGATTGAAAGTAGATGTGATGCTGGCTGACACATCGAATACTTATGAATACATCAGCCAGTACTTAAAAGAAGAGGGATATGACATATCAAAATCGAGTGTTGGTCGCTATGCAATGCGTTCCAACACGGCAAGGCAGAGACTGCTGGAGGCACAGGCACAGACGGAGAAACTGATTCAGGTTGTAAAGGATAATCCAGATGCGGATTATTCAGAAGCTGCGATTCTGATGACCATGAACGGACTGATCAATAAGGTTGCAACCGCAGAAGAAGAATTTCAGGAGATGCCGCTTGATAAGGCAGGGCGTCTGATCGCATCACTGTCCAGAACCAAGATATACAAGGATAAAGTGAAGCAGGACATGAAGAAAAAGGCTGATATTGCATTTCAGGAGATGGAAGCATCTATGATGCAGGTGATCAAGAATGATCCGTCACTGGCAGAGCAGCTGAAAAAAATTCTGACGACTGCAAAAGAGAGGATGCTGCAGGATGATTGATTTGAACGAATGGATCAGGGAACTTGACGAGGAACCGGACAGGGAACTGATCGACCATGAAGAATATCAGAAACAGCTTTTCAGGGACTGCGTTCTCAGAAAAGATGACAATATGGAAAAACGCGAGGAACTTTTCGGGAGATTTTGTTCCGGGGAAATGCTTACCGGAGAAAAAGGACTCAGGAAGGAACTTGCAGCATTTGACCTTGGATATTTCGGCAGGGCATACCTTTCACATTATTTCACCAGACCATCACCTGAGTTTCACGAGGAGCTGGATGAAATCTGGGAGACAAGCGTGATGAAATCCAAAAATCCTATGAAATGTGCAAAAGAGATTTCCAGGATGAAGGGTTCCAGAAATGCCATAGCAGCACCAAGAGGACATGCAAAGAGTACAAATCTCACATTTAAGGATGACCTGCATGCAGCGTTATATGGATATAAGCATTACATCCTGATCCTGTCTGATTCATCCGATCAGGCAGAGGGGTTTTTGGATGAGATCAAAACCGAACTGGAAGAAAATGCGGATATCATCGAAGACTTCGGAGCTTTAAAAAGTGATAAAGCATGGCGCAGCAATGTGATCGTCACGAAAAATGATGTCAAGATCGAGGCGATTGGTTCAGGAAAGAAAGTCCGTGGTAGAAAGCACAGGAACTGGAGACCAGACCTCATTGTGCTGGACGATGTCGAAAATGATGAGAATGTGAATACTCCTGAACAGCGTAAGAAACTGAAATCATGGTTTGAAAAGGCAGTATCAAAGGCAGGAGATACTTATACAGACATCATGTACATTGGAACGGTGCTCCATTATGATTCACTGCTCAACAATGTATTACATAATCCAAGATACCATACAAAGAAATATCGGGCAGTGATCGCATGGTCAGTCCGGCAGGATCTTTGGGATGAATGGGAGGGCATATACACGAATCTGTTTGACGAGAATCACGAGGATAACGCACAGAAGTTCTTTAACGAACACCGGGAGGAAATGCTCGAAGGAACGGAAGTACTCTGGGAAGAGAAGCTGTCCTATTATGATCTGATCGTGATAAAGGTAACAGAGGGAGAAGCGTCCTTTAACAGTGAATTGCAGAATGATCCGATTGATCCTGAGAATGCAACCTTCAACGAGGAATGGTTTGATTACTATGAGCCGGAGAACATGGATTTTGGAAGCAGCGAGTTTTTACTGATCGGTGCAAATGATCCTTCCCTTGGAAAAAATAAAAAATCGGATACCAGCTCCATCATTAACCTGGCACTGTCCTTGACCACAGGCTACATGTATGTGGTAGAGGCATCCGTTGAAAAAAGAAAACCGGATGTTATCATCGATGACATTCTGGAGATGAACAGACGGAATAAAAGAGACTTTGGAAAAGGATTTTTTAAATTCGGAGTGGAGACGGTGCAGTTCCAGTATTACTTCAAGGAAGTTCTGGCACAGCGGTCTGTAGAACAGGGAGAATACCTGCCGATCGAGGAGATACAGAGCAGTGTCAATAAAATACTGAGAATCGAATCTTTGCAGCCGATCATTAAAAACAAGTACCTGAAGTTCCGGCGTGATCAGAAGACATTGCTCACCCAGCTGAAAGAATTTCCCATGGGAAAAAATGATGATGCTCCGGATGGACTGCAGATGGCTGTGCAGCTGGCTCAGACAGTTAAGGCAACGGCATCCAGTGGAAAATATAAGAGTGTGATCAAGCGGAAGTTCCGCATGGGAAAGGGCGCTTATTAGGAGGGAGCGATAGATGTCAAAGAAG